CTTGCAAGTTCACACACCTATCAAGTAAAAGTAAGCTATATTACCAAACGATTAGTTTTGCTGTTCACTTATGAACGCCCATTATAAAAATTCACACTGGAGAAAACATTACAATTATGAAGAAGAAAACAATTCGTTTCTATAACAGCTTTGAAACCTATATGGGCTGGAAATACCTTACCAAAGTGACATATTTTGAACTGATTAACTGGCTCAAAGCTGGCAACACATTAAGATTTCAGAAACAAACCTTGACTAAGCAATCTCACAGTAATGAAATCTTTGCAATCTTACGGAGATCATAATGACAATGACAATAGAAGAGATTATATCTTTTCAAGGGCATGAGTTTACCTATGTGTTTGAAGATGAAGATACAATGTCAGCTTATATTAAGAAGATAGACTTAGATAAAAAGATCATGACTTATTGGAGCTTTTCATTAGTTACAGATAACGGATATGAGTTTTATCCACTAAATGATGAAGAAGAAACTGAAGGTGCTTGTTGTTTAGGCTATGAAGATAACTTAGCTGGTATTATTAAAATCCTTACAGAAATAAAAACTACCGGAAAATATTTACCCATACAAACAAATGGATCTTTCGAAGGCTGTCCATTCTAAGGAGCTTAGCCATGAAAAAACTCTGCCCAGTTTGCAACACTCTCAATGAAGCAATCGCCTTCAACTTAACAGAAAAAGAAACTCATAACATTAGTAAGATCGGATTGTCCGAACATCTTTGTAAGACTTGTTACCAGAAAGAACTTATCACCAGATTAGAATCCACCAAAGCTGCACTTATTCCCTTGAACAAAGAGAAAGAAATTACTCAAACCGCTTATCATAAAGCCTACGAGGCCTGGAAAGACGTAGCCAGCATTTATCAAGCCATAGATTATAATCTCAACATGAATAAGCACGCAATCAAAATGAAAGAATCAACCAAGGTAAGGGTGCCAAAAACTAGTGAACCAGTCAACATTGAGCTTCTTTGTCAGCAGATTCTTTCAACCCTAAGTAAAGAACAACAAGCAGCAATTATTCAAACCTTTAAAGCAACTCAAACTATTGGTAACTAATCATGAGCAAAACCCATGTAGTATCAACCAGAATGACCATCGAAGATCTTGCAAAAGCTCGTGACGGACTACTTGCTAAAGCAATCGATCCCGCTGAATTAACAACTAGTCAGATTATCAAACTTACTTTTTACTACGGAATTATTTATCTCTGCCAAGATCCAAAAGATCCACCCAGCCAGGAATCCACAGACTTTGTTAGGCAAAAATTCAGCAAGACAAAAGTAACCAGGGGACTTAACTTAACTGATTTGGAATAACAATCCTGCAAGAATTTAAAGAACTAACAACCAAAAGGAATGATAAAAATGATAACAAGAGATAATATGAAAACAATGCTTGGAGTTGAATTTGATTACATTGACAGAGATGAAAGTATTACAAAGGCTTTTGTAAAAATGGTTGATCCCCAGAAAGGTATATCTTTATTTTCATTATCTGACAGATCAGAAGATGGTTTTTGTCCAAGAGATGAAGGATTTAAAGTTGAACAAGATGGTACTTGGTGCTTAACATCTTTAGACTTCTCAGGAGAAAGAGCTCTTGAAATTGCCTTAATGGATTTAAATGAAATTAATTCCACAGGAAAATTAGCCCCATTTAACAGAGTAGAATCAGCTAAAGATGGCAGTAATAATATAAATTGTATTTTTAGCTAAGAAGAGCTTGTTATGTGCGAATCTATCAAAGAAGTCCTAATGCGACGTGACGGCATATCTGCACTTGAAGCACAAGACATAATCAATCAAGCCAAAGAAGCCTTGCAAGAATACATAGCTTCTGGTGATCTTGAAGCCGCTGAAAATGTATGTGAAGAATACTTTGACCTGGAACCAGATTTTTTAACCGAGTTAATGTAAAAGGAGCACTATTATGTGGGACTTCACTAAGAATAAACAATATTCTTTTCGTAATTTTTACATCCCTGAACGTATGATGTATGGATTAGAGCGTTACATTGAAGGCCACATTGAACCAGGAGGCTTTCTTTCAGCAGTTCTTAAAAATGATCTTTGCGGAGCCATTAACAATGCAGATGACGAAAACATTCAAAATCTACCCGCATACATAGGCTTTTTATATAATCAAGCACCAAGCCAATGTTGGGGAAGTGAAAAGAAGTTTAAAGACTGGTTAAATAATAAATAATAGCCATGAAAAACCTTCCACTCTACAAAACCCCAGCTAACTTTCTTTGTACAGCCTGCAATCAGCTCTGTCGCATAATTGCCTTAGACGATTCATTTAGTTACTCAGGCACTCATTGCACAGCCGGTCAAGCAGGCATTCACTATCCATCTGACTATGGTTCACCTGTAACTGATTGCTGCGAGGCCGATGTACCAGAGGCTGAACTTGACGAACCAGATTATGATTATTAAAGGAGCTAGATAATGGATTATTGGAAGAATTGCATAGCAGAAGCTTTTGAGGATGCAGAAATACAAGCCACAGATGAGCAGATAAATATCGTTGCATCATGGGCCGAGGGAGCGCATGACAACTACGGCATGGCCACAGGGAGCGACTGTATCCCCAATCCCTTGAAGTTGGAAAATGATAGGTTGCAGAAAGAAATCAAAGAAGAGCAAGACAAGATAATTTGTCCCGAGTGCAAAGGATCTGGTGAGTGGGTCAGCCATGGCCCATATCACTCAGCCACCAGCCAATGTAGTCGGTGTCGTGGGGAAGGTAGGTGTGTGAGATGATAATAGGAAAAGCCTTAAAACCATACACAACGAAGTACGTTTTGTTTTGACTTTGATTCTTACTAAAAGGAATTAATCATGGTAATGAAATACAAAGGCAAGACTCTTACTACCGAACAAGAAGCGCACGTCAACACCATTCTTGATGGCAACAATTATGCGATCCAGGCACCTCCTGGAAGTGGCAAAACCTTTTTATTGCTTGCAATGGCCCGCAAAATGTCAGGATATGGCCTGTCCATTTCATTCAACAAACTCCTAGCCCAGGAAGCATCTACCAAGTTTTCCAGCAACATAATGTGCAAGACCGGCCATGCTTTAGCTTACGGAGCAGTTGGCTATAAATACAAGAAGAAGCTCAGCAAATTGACAGGCAAGCAACTGGCTGATACTTTCGATATCGGAGAGTGGCAGTTATACAATAGTCCAGCTAACAAAGGATACTTAATTCTCAATACGATTCGCAAGTACTGTTATTCCAGCGACGAAGTTATTCAGTACAAACATTTGCCAAGATTAACAATTTTACAAGATGCCGACCTGGACATTATGCGTGAAGATCTTGTACAACATGCAAATCTGGTGTTTAATGAAATGACCAATGTTAATAAGCCTATACCCATCACTCATGATGTTTATTTGAAAATATGGGCCCTCACAAACCCAATCATTAACAAAGACTTTATCTTTTTCGACGAATACCAGGATAGTAACCCAGTCATTGCGCAGGTAATCAAGAATCAAAGTTGTCAAAAGATCTTTGTTGGCGACTATTTCCAGCAAATCTATGCTTGGCGCGGTGCCGTCAATGCCTTACAAGATGACAATCTGGCAAAGCTATACATTACTAGAAGTTTCAGATTCGGAGAGAACATCGCCAGTATGGCAAACACCATAATTACTGACTATTATCCATATCAATTCGAGTATGTTCCATTTCATGGCAACGATGATGTTACATCTTCAATCCATTATGAACCACTTCCAAGCGTAGATGCTATTCTCTGTCGGACAAACAAAGGAGTTATTTCCGAAACTATAGAAGCTCTTGGTAAAAATCTTTCTGTCCACATCTTAGGTGGAACGCAACAACTTACATATCTTATCAATTCTATAGTTCAGCTCAAATTGCAAGGATATTCAAATCATCCAGACCTATTCCTTTTTAAGAACTTTATCGATCTTGTTGAATATTCCAGTTCTTCAATGGGCGGAGATATTAAGCCAATCCTAAAGTTAATCGAACTTTATGGCCGAGAACGCTTACTAAGTATTCTTGAGTCAACTGTGGAAGATCCAGCCGAATCCGATGTAACTATAACTACTGCACACAAAGCAAAAGGTTTAGAATGGTCAAAGGTTCGCTTGGCCAATGATTTTAAGGTTCCCAGTGATAACGGTAATCCCACTACTGAAGAAACCAACATATTATATGTAGCCGCCAGTCGAGCACTACACCAACTCGATGTAAGTAAATGTGAAGCTTGCTGGCCTCACACTTTTGACAAAGCCCGACAGGTTGCCTATGAACAATGGCAAGTAGATCAAATGAGTGAAAGCTATCCTAATACAATGTTTAAAAAAGTTATTGGTAAGCATATCAATGAACTTGAAAATGATGTTAAGTTTTAAGGAGGTTTCATATGTTAATCAATTTTAATTTAAACGACTATGTTTTTATTAAACTAACGAAAATTGGAAAAGAAGAGCATAAACGTCAACATGATGAGTTAAATAAAAGTTTGAAAAAACCACTGTCATATAATCCACCAAAAGAAGATATTGATGGCTGGAGCAAATGGCAATTACATACTTTATTTAGTAGATTTGGCCATATGATTTATTTAGGATGTGATCCACCTTTTGAAACTACCATAAAACTTGAATTTAATGAGGTTAAATTATGAACAAACGACAACTCAAGAAAATAATCACTCTATATCGAGAAGGCTTATCTTGTGAAATCTGCATAGCAGTTATGCTTGACTTAATGAAGGGTAAAAGCACCATTGAGACTGCAATAGCAATTCATGCCTTCTACGAATCAATATTTGATCTGAAGGAGAAATAACATGCCAGTATTAAATAAAAAAGTTCATAAAAAAATGCTAATTGAATTAAATAATCGCTATGAAAACCTTAAAGAAAAATTCAGCTCAAGATCATTAATTTCTGCTAGAGAAGGCGTAAAAGGGTATGGTTCTTGGCAAGCACCAGATAATCACTGTGCAACTATTGGTTCTTCTCTAGAGCTCTCAATAGCGGTAGAAGATTTTAAGACAATCTTAGCTGAAATTAAGAAACTTAAGTAATGGAGCAAATTGTGATCAAGCGTAAATTCTTGCCAGAACTCCTCGGAATGAACCTTTATCAGACTTCTCGCGGTGAAAGTTTTTATGCCTGGAACCATAAACATGCCATCAGCAAGCGGCCAAACGAACTGATTTATTTTGTTAACAGCCTTGACCGAAGAATACTAATTATTAATAAATAACTTATAAGGTAAATATGCAATTTGACAAAGTAGTATCATTCAAAGATCTAATTAATAAATAATTGGAGGGTAAAATGAAGACTCTAAAAAATACTTTGTTATTCTTAGCCTCTTTTATAGTCGTAGGCTTATTTGTGCTTCTCATTGATAAATTGTATTCCACGCCTCCGATTGATCAGGCAGCTTTGCAACCTTATGCAAGTAAAAATCTTCTTTCAGAAGTAAGCAAATAACTATGGATATTCCTATCGAAGCTATACGCGCAGCTAGAGATGCACTTGAATTACAGTACATAATAGCTTCAAGTGAAGAAAGTCTAAAGAGTTGGGGATTACCATATAGAAAGATACAAGAAGATATTAATGAAACAAATAATCGATATATAGCTGAACTGAATAAGTGGCTAAAGGAGGTAAAGAAAAAGTAAGTTTGTCAAGTCTTAGATTGATATGGTATTTAAGGATTTTATGAAATAGTAAAAAGGCTAAAAAAATAAAGAAATTTGTTGACAAGGGCGATTCTTTATGTTACTGTACCCAAACAATACCGGATTTTACCGGAAAGCACCAAGGGCCGTAAAAAGCCTTTTTCAAGTCGGGCATGTCGCCCATTCTACAAACCCCTAATTAGGAGATTCAAAAATGAGCATGATCAAAGTAGTTAGCAACCAGGCAGCCAGGGAAATTACCGTAACTGAGCCGGCAGTATTGAACCTCGGAACTATCGAAGAGATGGTACAGGCTCTCGGTGAGGATCTTACCGTGAACATGATTAAGAATCAGCTGAAGGTTTCTTTCCGCGCAGTGGTTCGCCGTAAACTGGAAGAGAAGGATGACAATAACGAGTTCAGCAATACTGACGAAGCCATCACAGCAGAGGATTTTAGTGACTGGAAACCGACTCTTCGCATTACTAAGACTGCCGAGGAGAAAGCTCTGGAAGCATTGGGCAATCTGCCTCCGGAAATCAGGGATGCAGTCTTGGCTCAGTTCAACAATCGGTAAATTAGTAAAGTAGTGGTGGCGAAAAATACGAAACGGCTTGAAAGATGATAGCCGGACATGGGTAGACGCGCTGGTATCCAGAGGTGAGAGTAAAGCTCAAACCATTCTCTCAGTGCAGGTTCGAATCCTGCCCACTACTTTTTAACTCTTACTGCCGGAAACGCATTGGATAGCAAGTCCATGCGCACCATTCGACCTGAATTAACAGGTATCGCCAACATGACGATGTTGGAATCGGCTTCTTGGTAAAGTTCAACGAGAGGATTTCTCAAATGGATATTGAAAATCTTAAACTTGTTATCAGTACATTAAATGAGCTTGGAGCAAATACTAAGGAAAGTTTTATATGGTGGCTTGTTTTAACTAATGGAGCTACTTATCTATTTGGGTTTATTTGGTCTGGTATAGCATTATACGTTATAAAACTTGGTTACAGATTAATTACTTCTTACATGAATGCAGAAAAAATTATGGCTTCTGCAGGTATTAGCTCATACTTTACACCTAACGAACTCAAAAAAGTTTGTAAAACCTTAGAACTTCATTACAAAGATACTCATATTTAATTAAAGCTAAGAATTAATTCAGCGAAAAGGAGTTTTTCAATGAATTTTTACGAAAAAATAGACTACAGTGCATTATCAACCTATCTCACGTGTCCACGCAGGTTCCTTTTTCAATATGTAATGAACCTCAAGCCTGCTGGACAATCCATCCACCTCGTGTTTGGTTCATGCTGGCACTATGGCCTAGAATCTACGTATAACATCCTAATTAAGGATTCTTCCCCATCCGTACTTGATGCAACTGAAACTTCCATCAAAGCATTCCACAAACTTTGGAAGCTCGATGGCGAACCATTCTGGAAAAATGAAGATGCGATCTTTCCTAAGTCTCCTGGACATGCAGCCAATATGTACAAGGGCTATTGGGATCGCTTTCTTGTAAGTGATGTAAAAAATCGTTCAATCTTGGCTGTTGAAGCACCATTTTCCATTGACCTTTCTGTAAAGGGCTTGAAGCTGCCAAATTATATAGGCCGCATTGACCTGATATTTTCCAGCGGTGAAAATGGAATCGATATTCTCGACCACAAAACAGCGAAAGCTATCTACTCCACGACACCCCAAACTTTTGAAATGTCATTCCAGTCAGACGGTTATCTAACTGCTGGCAGAATTTTTTATGATAAAATCCCAACAATTACATACAGAATTGCTCTTTGCCAGAAAAGCAAGATTGACTTCGTACCAATCACTATCAACAAACGATCCGCAGCGATTGAACACTTCTTGTCTGATCTTTGTCATTATGCAGATGAGATTCAGCAAAATTTAAACCTACTTGAAGAAGACAAAATTAACTGCCGGGAACGCTCGGATGTATTGCAATCCTTCCATAGGAATCCAGGCTATGCTTGTACAACATTTAGTTCAGTTTGTCCATATTATGATCTTTGCCGGCTCCGAAATAATCCGTTGCACTGGATGGAAAAGGCGCCTCAAGGTTTTATTCATTCCGAATGGGATCCGGAACTTCACGAGGCAAAGACAAAGCAGAGGTTGAGTGAAGTTTAAGATTACTATCATTTAAAGGAGTTTTAGATGAAAACATTTGAATTAGTTTATACAATCGAAGCAGGCTCATCCTGGAGAGGTAAAGAAGCTATTAAGATTAAGAGCAATCTTGCCGATGATAAATTGGTTGAATGTGAACTTTCACAAAGCCTTATTGATCATCTCAAAACAGAAGCTGCTGTTCTTGATCCAGATAAACTTCTCTTAACCATTGCTGAGGCACAGAAACGAGAGATTCAAAACAGTATTGAAAGCATGGACGATATGGCTGTTCAAGCAAAAGTTCATGCTGACAAAGCATACGAAATTCTTTCAAGTATTTCTGAGGAAGCAGAAACTAAGTATGCAGAGATTGAAAAGAAGTTTTCAGATACAGAAAAACGCTTCAAAGATAAGATGCTTTCCACTTCTGAGAGTATCAAAACGCATATGGAAAAACTCTCTGTGATTGATGAAAAACTTACAAAGATCGACAATTGGAGTCTGGAAAAATTAACGGAGACTTTGAAACAGTTAATTAAGATCATAGAAGTTGATCCTGAACTTGTTAAGTTGGTTTTGGATTATAAGAAAGCATAATTATTTCATTTAAAGGAGTTTTAAATGAATCCACAAGCAGCTACAGCACCAAGTTTTAACAAAAAAGTTTTATCTGAGCGTCAACGAAGCTTTGATCTTAAATTCTTACTTGTAGGTAATAGTGGATCTGGAAAAACACATCTCACTGCAACTTATACAAAAGGACCACTCCACTACTACATGTTTGATCATGGAGGCCGAAGGACTGTAGAAAAGTTTGCAAAAAACCGATCAGATATAACTATTGATGATTTTTCAGATAGTAAAGTTTTATTCTCAGATTTTTGGAGACAGTTTCAAGAGGATGAAAAAGCTGGATTCTTTCAGTGGCTTGCAGATAATAATGGCTTGTTAGTTCCTGATAGTTTAACTAATGCAAACTTAAAAGCTATTGCTGAGATAGCTAAGAAATCTGGTGTAACTCCAAGTGGAATAGGCAAAAAGATTGATATGAAACTTGGTATGTCACCTGCTCACTGGGGACAGTTGCTTAACTGGATGACAACGATGGTAACTGCATTTCAAGAACTTCCATGTGCGGTTGCTACAACTGTTCATTTACACACCCTGATGAATAGTGATCAACAAGTAGTAGCTCGCTACCCATCTGTGAATGGTCAATTTAGGCAGACACTTGGAGCAGACTTTGATGAAGTATATCTTTTAACTGTTCAAGGATCAAAGCGGCAGATCTATTTTACAGAGAAGTTAAGTTTTGAAGCAAAGTCTCGTGTATTTGATATGGCCAAGGTTGAAGATGTAACTATGGATCAGATTGCAGCAGCTTATTTGGCAGGTAAAACAGTTATTCCACAATCCATCTCAGCTTAATTAAAGGAGTTTTAATTATGAAAATTGGATTCAAACCAAAAAGTTATAACGATGTCATTTGTTTTGAGGTTGATGATGAGGAAAAGGATTCAATTATTGATGGGCTTTTTCATACCATTTCAGCTAGTCCAGAATATGAACTTGACTTTGTAGTAACTATTACAAGTAAAAAGATTAATGAAGTTGAAAAAGATCAAAACAGTTAATCAACCAAATCAATTAAAGCAAACAAAAGGAGAAAACAAGACACTCAAAACAAAACTAATAATTAACTAAAACAATCAACTTTTGATCGAAGAATAGTTCTTTGGTCACGCAACACACAATTTAAAGGAGTATTAACTATGTCTATGATTCCTAATCTGTCCGAAATTCCTGACAAGGCCCCTGTTGAAGTTGGCGAGTATGACCTGACCATCTCTAAGGTCAAAGAGACCAAGTCTCAGCGTACAGGCAGGTATGGTTGTCAGCTTATTATTAATATCGACGGAGAAGATAACGCTTCAACTATTTTTCATACTCTCTGGTATGGTAACTACAAAGATTTTCAGGGAGACGATGAGGAAAAGAACAACCTCATGTGGCGAATGGTAAAAGATTTTCTTCGCGCACTGGGGCTTGATCCTGACCAAGAAACCGACGAATCAGATTTGGTCGGCCTCAATTTTACGGCTGAACTCAGTTTTAATGATGGTATGAGTACAGACGATGATGGTAATCCGATCAAGGTTGGTCAGCCAAGGAATGAAATTGCTCGCGTTGTTTAAATGAATTACTATGTGAGTGGAATAGGGAAACAGTCTGCTACGGGGATAAACCCGCGTTGATGTCTACCCGAGGCTGAGATAAAGTGATAACACGCTACAGACTATCCACTCACTTTTAACCAAGGAGCTTTATGACCAAGTTTAATTCGATATTAGAGTCTAGTTACCACTTTCAGTTAACTAGGTTTGACATTGCCTGAACAATGTCATTCTGAACGAGGCGTTGATGTGACGCCTACAAGATGTTGAATTAAGCAAAATTTGCTGTTCACTTATGAACGAACTGTTGAATGGTTTGCAAGTAAGTGAACAGCAACCTACAATTGAATGTATGAATCTAATAATCCACATAGATCTGGCCTATGGTTAGGATTATACCTAAAGTAGCATTTGTGTAATGCTATAGCTCGTAGCCGCCTGACAAAAGATATCGGACGCAGAGCTAAGATATGAGAGGTATAATACCAATGCCTCTCATATCATTTTTATTTATCTTTACTAAGAATTAATCTGCTAAAATATTAATGTTTAGCAAAGATAAATATCCTTCTAAAGGAGCCAACCTATGAATCATGAACAACTCATAAAAGAAATCTCCCAAGCTAACATGGCCTATGCTTCTGGCATACCATTCATGACAGACAGCGAATACGATCTGTTGTGGCAACAACTTTATGCCATAGACCCTCATAATAATATCCTTTACCATACCGCACAAGGTCGGACTGCACTGACTGGCAAAGCCTGGCACAAGCATCCAATATATGGAACGAATAAAGCATTCAACATGCTCGACCTTAAGCCATTCCTTACAAGGTTTGGCAGCTACAAACTTCGAATCGAGCCCAAATATGATGGCTGTGCAGCAGTTATAACTCTTACAGATACTGGAGTGAACATAACTCTTGAAGGTGACGGAAGATGTGGACGGGACATAACTCACTTAATGCCATACATTACGTTTCCTTTCCAACTTAGGCATTTTCAACCAGTAGAGATTCTTATCCCACTGAACGAGTGGAATCCAGATTATGGAGCCAACCCAAGAAATGTAGTTGCTGGCTGGCTGGACCGAAAATATGACAAGCCTTCTGCCCTAATGACAGCAATCCCCCATAATCATGGCAACCTATTTGAAGAATACATCTACTCCGGTAGCTTAGAAGCTATGGGAGATTTTCTGCTTGAGACATATAACAAATGGTCAAAAATCTATCCGATGGATGGTATCATGATCAAGGTTGCAGACGAAAAAGTTCGGCTGGTTGCAGGTAATAATGGCCAAACCAATAACTGGAGCATAGCCTGGAAGCCTCCGATCCAAGTTAAAGAAACAAAAGTTGTTAACATTGAATGGAATATTAGTAGACTCGGTCGGGCAATTCCAACAGTTGTATATGAACCAATTGAACTTTGTGGTACAACAAATAATCGCGTAACAGGTAATAATGCTCAGTGGGTTAAAGATCGTGAGATTATACCTAGCTCAACCATTATTATAGGTAAAGCTGGCGAAATAATTCCAAAAATATTAAGTGTTAGAAACTTTCTTGATCCTAGTCTTTATGAACCAGTTCCAGTTCGATGTCCAAAGTGTAGCGAAATTCTTCAGTGGGAAGGAGTACATCTTGTTTGTAATGGCGACAATTGCATAGCTAAATCAATTGTATCCATTGCTTACTTCTACTCTCAAAAAGGAATAAAAATCGACGGAGTTGGTGAAGGCATTATAGAAAAACTACTCCAGAATGAAAAATGTTATTCAGTTCTGTCAACCAAGCCTTGGGCACTTCTTGATCCTCTTAGCTACGAAATTGTACCAGACATAATAAATACAATCGGGGTAACAATTTATAGCAACATTGCTGAACAAGTATTTTCAATGAATAACCAATGCACAATGGCACATTTTGTAGCAGGCTTGGGCTTACCAGGATTAGCATATAAGTCATCTTTGCGGCTTTGCCAATATTTAAAAACCGGCCAGATTAATATTCACATAACTGATAATGCTAAACGTAGCTTTATTACTGCTGCAACTATTTATACAGAAGCAATTAAGGAAATGAAAAACTTTTCCTTCGCTCCATTACCTAGTGAAGCGAAAGCAATTTATTGTATTACCGGATCGTTAAGCCAATCCAGGGAAACAATGATTGAAATTCTGAACAGTTATGGATATGAATTTTCATTTGGAGTAACTAGAGAAACAAATTACTTAGTTGTCGGAGATGATCCAGGAAGAACCAAGATAGAAAAGGCAACTCGTTACAACATACCTCAGATAACTGAGGAACAACTTTTTAACTTATTACGGTGAACAAAATGCTCAAAGAAGAATGTAAAGTAACTGCACGAATAGATAAGGATTTGTACGAACAAGTCCAGGAACACTTCCATCATGGACAGCAAACAAAACTGTTCAGGCAAATATTCCTTTCGTTGAAAAGCATAATTAATGGTGGAAAACTGAATGAGGTTCTTGATTATATGTACAAGGGTAAGGCATTAACTTTGCCAGGCATAGAGGAATAGCTATGAACGATATGGGCTGTCCATACAGAAAATGGCACTGGCATGATGGAGGACCAGATCATGTATGTACTAAAGATGGTCTTCAGAACACATCTTGTAAGGATAGTTATTCTGATTGGTATCAATGTGAAGAAGTTAAGCCGACGAAGGATAATATGATGACCTTCAATGAATATCAAAGCCTGGCAAAATCAACTGACATTTATCCACCAGACAAAGCTCTTGATTGTCACATTCTTGGACTTGCCAATGAAGCTGGTGAAGTAGCAGGTAAGCTCAAAAAGATTTATCGTGACAAAGATGGGCTTGTTTCATTACTTGATAAGGCTGAAATATCTAAAGAGCTTGGAGATGTTTTGTGGTATGTAGCTTGTACAGCTTATGACCTTGAAATAGCACTTGAAGATATAGCAATAATGAACATTAATAAACTTGCTGATCGTAAAGAACGCAACAAGCTAGGTGGTTCTGGAGATCATAGATAAGGAGGATCATTTATGGCTCTAATGGATCGTATTTACTGTCGATCATTCTTAGAAATGTCTTATCCAGAGCAGGCCAGATTGATTGAACGCGTTCGGACTATGCGAACTTCTGCACTGAACGCAGCACTTGTAAAGTCTCAAAAGATCACAAAGTCTGCAATGAAGAATATTTCCAAGAACTCTGGAACAAAGCGCGGCAAGAAGATGCTGGCTGATCCTACCAAGAATGCAACTGACTTGCTTGGCAAACTTTCAGCAGATCAAATCGAGTTAATCAAAAGGCAGTTTCAAAATTTAAATTAGGTTAAAGCTATGCAATTATTTCAGATAGAAGAAAGAAATATCTCAGACATTATCATCAAAGACCGCGCACGTTCAGCAGTTGGTGACATCTCCAGCCTAGCCGATTCAATCTCTATGGTCGGCCAGCTTCATGCGATTCTCATAGATTCAAATAACGTATTAATCGATGGCTTGCATCGCATCGAGGCTTTTAAGAAACTTGGCAAAGAAACCATTGAAGTCCGAGTATTCGACGGCATTACTGAAGACGATCACTTCTTGATTGAACTTCTTAGTAATATGGACCGCAAGGAATTCTTGTGGCATGAGGAAATAGACCTCAAGTATAAGCTGCACAACTATTGGGTTGAAGCCGCAGGCAAGGAAGGTAAATCTTGGGGCTACAGAGAAACAGCCAAGAGGCTCAAGTGCAGTCTTGGTGGCTTATCTACTGATCTTGCTTTCGCTGAAGCTCTAAAAGTCTTTCCAATCTTGAAAGAACAGACTACTAAGGGCCGGGCTAAGGAAGCATACAAAGCTCTTGGTGAACAAGCTAAGGCACTTCAGCGAATGGGAAGTTTTACCGATGCTGAAAAAGGGCGTTTAGTTGCGTTGCAAAACGGAACCATGACAGCACCTATAAAAAATACGGTAAATCAGAATGTGTTTGAGAAAACCAAGCAGGCCAAAGAAAAACTTACCGAGTTTGACGAAGATGATGAAGACCTTAACGATGAGCAAGAACAAATCAGCTCTAGTATTCAAGTAATTTATGTGGCTGAAAACTACAAGACCTTCCTAGATAAGATTCCAAGCAATTCTGTAGGAATGGTAGAACTCGATCCTCCTTATGCGATTGAGTTTAATGACAATTATGGTAAAACGAATAAGATCGAATGTAAAGCTCAAGATTGGGATGAAAAAGAACTTTATGATTTTTATTTCAATTATCTTCCGTTAGTCTATGAGAAAATGCTTGACTGTAGTTGGGCTTTAGTCTGGACAGGCAAAGAACATTTTCTACAGATCAACAACATTGCCAGAGACATAGGATTTGGAACTCAGTCTCCTGGATCATGGAACAAAGTTGGTGGCAGTACCAATAAGCCGAAGACAAATATGGTAAGCAACTGGGAAATGTTTTTACTACTGCGTAAGGGCAATGCTCAGTTTAATACGCCTAGCTTGTCATCTTCAATTAACATAAGTACAGTCAGTTCTTCTCAACGAATTCACCAGTGGGAAAAGCCTATAGAACTTTATGATCATTTCTTAAAAGCATTAGGTAAACCTGGTACTTTATTTATGAGCCTCTTCGCAGGATCTGGCAATTGCTTAATTAGTGCAGCTAAAGAAAAAATGATGCCAGTTGGTTGTGATAAAAGCCAGAAGTATATTCCAGAATTTTACCAGAGACTTGAAAATTATCTGGGGATAACTGCTGAGGTAGAAGGTCTATGATTATGGGAAAACTTATATGTTGTTGTAAAGAAGCTAAGACTAATTGTGAGAAAAGATGCTTAAAGTGGCTAGATAAAAAGAATAAGCCTGATAAAGTATATTTAATTCCATCATAGCCTAAAATAAAATTAGTTCATGGAAATAGTTATGACAAAATATAAAGTAGGTCAACTATCAGAACAGAAAGCTCTCATTACGCCTGGTTCTAACTGTTGCCTACACAAAAACATCGTGCCACTCGAAATAGGTTTTGCCTCTAAGAGCTGGCCAAATGGCTATAAGAATGAGCCAAACTATAACTTTGCTATTAACATCATCAGTGCAAATGTTATTCGAGTTCGTTCTTATCTTTGCTTAGATTGCAAACAGGAAATAAAGGCTCCGAATCCAGGATCATTAACAAAGGATAGGATATAAAATGGAAAATACAAAGCCAGTTCAAATGACCTTTACTATTGCTAGTATTACTCAAGGAGTTCAATATTGGTTAAACAATGTAGTATTAAAAGAAAACATAGTTGTTGATAAAATTATATTTGATACTCGTGATAATGTGTTTATTGTAACGCTTGATAATGGAATTCAAGTAGGTAAAAAATTATAAGGAACTTGTAATGATAATTCCAAGCATATCAACTACAGCAACTCCGCAGAAAGAAGGTTCTTTCAATTGCTTGGCTGTAGAGTGCGCTCCAACTGATAACATACTCACTGCTGAAATAGCAATGGTTGGCGAAGCTCCAGGTGAGATAGAAGTCCTGAAGAACGAACCATTCGTAGGTCCGACAGGCTCTCAGCTTAATCGCATCTGTGCAGCCGTCAGACTCGCTAGATATAAAATTTATCTCACCAATGCTTGCAAAGCTAAGTTTCCCAAAAACAATACCGCTGTCTTATGGACTGATAAAGGCTATCGTCATCCAGACTGGAGCAAGTTGCAAGCAGCCTTAATTGACGAACTTGCTCAATTTCCCGGCAAAGTCATAATGTTGCTAGGGGCAACTCCAATGCGACTCTTGCTGGACGAGCCTAAGTTCGATTCAATCACAAAATATCGTGGCTCATTCTACCACGCTGAAGACTTTCCTCATTTGAAAGACAAACTGGCTGGCAAGATAATAGGTTTGTCTTATCATCCATCTTTCACCCTCCCATACGGACAGCCTATCCACTTCTATACAATGATTGCAGACTTTACAAAAGCCCTACGAATCATTGAAGATCCAGAATTGCTCACCGATAATGTAGAAATAAAAATCAAGCCTAGCTTTGAAGAAATCATGCAGTTCTATGCATTGATTAAGACAAAGCAATATGTAGCTTTTGATATTGAAGCTACGCCAGAATTTATTACCTGCTATTCTTTGGCAGTTTATCATGATAACAAGATTCTATCCATGTCTGTTCCTCTAATGAACAACCAAGGCAATTATTGGGAAACAGCAGAAGAGATAAAAATCTGGACTGGCCTAGCCGAAATACTTAATGATGAAGCCATAGGTAAAATTTGTCAAAATGGAATGTTCGACATCATGTTTACTTTCCGTACTATGATGATTAAAACAGATAACTTTTATTTTGATACAATGCTTGCACAACACATCTGCTATACTGAACTCCCGAAAGGTCTTGATTACCTAACTTCAACCTACACATACTTTCCATATTACAAAGACGAAGGTAAGCAATCACACCTTAAGGCTATTAAAAACTGGCCACAATACTGGACTTATAATGCCAAAGACTCAGCATACTTATTGCCAATAACTGAGAAGCTTCTTGAAGAGTTAGGTGAATTCGATTCTATGGATGCTATGGATTATACAATGAACCTCCATAAGCCGCTCATAGAAATGGAATTCAATGGCATCTTGACTGACACAGATGGAATTGAAAAGATCAAATCTGAGTATGAAATCAAACTGATTGAGCTTCAAGCAGAGCTGAATAAACTTGCAGGCAAGGAAATTAATCCAGGTTCAGCGAAACAAATGGTCGCATACTTCTACGGCACTTGTATGATTAAACCATATGTGAATCGCAAAACTGGATCAGTCACCTGTGATACTGTAGCCCTTCACAGAATTGCAAAGAAAGATGTTAAAGGTTCTGAAGAAGCTAGAATCATAATAAAGATTCGTAAGTACCAAAAGCTCGTATCTACATACTTTAATATTCAAGTCGATGATGATAAGCGTCTCCGTTGTAACCATAAAATCTCGGGTACAGTTTCCGGCAGGATTGCTACAGAAAAGACTTATTTTGGTACTGGATCGAACCTTCAGAATCAGCCATATGTTTTTAAATATTATCTCATTGCTGATCCAGATTGGATTCTCTGCGAATGTGATCTTGCTAAGGCTGAGGCTCATGTAGTTGCATATCTTACTCAAGATGCTAACATGATCCAGTCATTCGAATCCGGAATTGACGTGCATAGCTTTAATGCAAGCAAGATATTCAATGTTTCAATTGAAGAAGTAATTCATGAGGCTAAAACTAAAAAGGCTGATCAGAAATCTACCATGCGTTACATGGGCAAGAAGGTTGTTCATGCCTCGAACTATGCAATGGGCCCACAGACATTCTCTGACAATCTAGCGGCGGAGGAAATTTTCAAATCACAGTCAGAATGCAAACGATTACTTGATAGTTATTCTGACCGCTTTCCTGGATTGAAACGCTGGCACAGATCAATCGAAGAAGAGGTTCAAAAGAATCGAGTTCTCTACAACTTATTTGGCCGGCCTCGCAGGTTCTTAGGTGAAATGAATGCAGCACTATTCAGAAATGCCTATAGCTACAAGCCTCAATCAACTGTAGCTGAGTTGCTCAATCGTGGAATGATAAAGGTAGTGAATGATCCTCGGCTCGGCAAAGATGGCTTTGACATTCGGTGTATGACAACTGTTCATGATTCATTCGTATTTAGGTTTCACAAAAATCAGATTATAAACTTGCCTCAAATTCTTCTTATCATTAAAGACCATTTGACACACACATTTACTTACAAGGGAAAGAGTTTCACTATTGGCTTGGATGCTAAGATAGGCACCCAATGGGCTGGCAATACGGCTGAGATCAGTAAGTTCACTCAAGAAGAATGTGATAAAGCTATTGAAAAGATAGGTTTTTAATTAAGAGATAATAAAATGGGAAAGCCCATTAAATTAGTATTTGCTATTCAAGGAACCTTTTCATGTCGAGGCAATTAGATAATTGGTTGGCACACTATATGAAGTACACACAGCGAACAGAGCCACCAGAACTATACCATTTGTGGTCTGGACTGACTGCAATAGCTTCTGCCTTACGAAGAAAGTGCTATTGTAACTGGGGAGCACTTCGTGGTTATGTTTATCCTAATTTATTCGTATCTCTTGTCGGTCCACCTGGAGGACGGAAAGGCACAGCCATGAAGATTGCAAAGAGCTTTGTACAAAAACTAGATGTTAATATCGGTGCAGATTCGCTAGGCTCCACCCAGGCATTATATAGAGAACTCATGGACAGTGAAGATACTTATGTTGACCATGCTGGACTTACTCGCAAGCATAAGAGCGTATCAATCTGGTCAGAAGAATTTCAAGTCTTCCTGAACGACAGAGACCAGATGCTCTTAGCATCCCTGACTGACCTGTTTGATTGTGCAGATACTTGGAAGTATAAAACCTTAGCCAGAAAGACTGAAGACATATCCAATTGTTGGCTAACGCTTTTTGGATGCATAACTCCTAGTCTCTTGCAATCTAAGCTGAGTCAAGACGCTGTTGGTGGAGGTCTAATCTCTCGGATCATTTTTGTAGTTGGCCAGGGTCCGAAGCAAAGAAGAGCCTTACAGTTCTTGACTGAAGAAGAGGAAGATACACAAAAGAAGTTAGAAAATGATCTACAAGAAATTGCAAACCTATCTGGACAGTTCGCCCTAAGTAAGGATTTTCTCAAAACTTATGTGCGCTGGTATGAGCAAGATTATGACGAATCTGGAGTTCCAAGTGAGCGATTTTTAGGCTATAATCATAGGCGGCCACTTCATTTGAATAAGGTTTGCATGCTGGTCTGTGCTGCCGAGTCTGACGATATGATCATTACGGCTGAACATTTTGAGCAAGCCTTAGCTATAATGCAAGCAACAGAACTTGAAATGCCAAACGCTTTTTATGGACTTGGATTATCCAGTCAGGCTAACATCTATGCAAAGATACTTTCATTCATTGATGCTCACGAATCTTTTGAGTGGACAGAATTGGTTAGAAATTTCCACCTAGATGTAGACAACATCCCTCAGTTACGTGGATATGTTGAAATGGCTGAACAGTCTGGGATACTCAAAGCAGAGAATTCTGCCACAACTTGCATGTACACCACTATTAGGAAGAAACAAAAGATTCGTGATCCAACATATCTTGACAGAACAGTATTTAGATTGATGGACAGAAATATTATTAAAAATCAAATGGAGAAAAACTAAATGACACCAGCTACAAAAGTACTCTTTTTTGACACCGAAACTTCAGATTTTATTAAAAAAGCTCTTCCAGCTAACGATCCCGAGCAAGCATGGACAGTACAGATTGGAGCAATTCTTGCCAGCCAAGAAGAAGAATTTGATCAAATGAATGTAATCATCAAAAGTAATGGCAGGTCAATGAATTATTATGCTCAAGAAGTACATGGCATCACCATTGAGCGAGCCGACCAAGAAGGCATAGACGAACTAATTGCTGCTGAACAATTTGGCTTAATGCTACGGCAGGCTGACTTAGTTGTATGTCATAACTTTGCTTTTGATTGGAACTACGTTTATCAGATGATGGAACGAAACCTTGATAACCTAACTGATGAAGCTAGGTCTGCATTTTACTTGGATCTGCCAAACCATTGTACCATGAAAGATAAGGCTGTGGTAAAAATGTGTGGCTTGAAAAACAAGGCTGGTCGTGCAAAATGGCCCAAGCTAACCGAGCTGCATGAGCACTTATTTGGTGAATGCTTCGATGGTGCTCATGATGCTTATGCAGATATCAGTGCAACTAAGCGATGCTTTTTTGAGTTGGTAAATAGAGGAATTGTGACGCCTAACATGGGGCAAATATAGGAGAATCGATTATTATGTCAGGAATAAATTGCTGTTGTTCATTACCATCAAGTGCATGTAAAACATGCCAAGCATTGCATCCAGAATTATATGCTGGAAGTTTTTTCCCATATTCTTTTACAACAAATGAATCACTTTATACAACAAAAAGAATAGTTATGGAAAGAAATATTATGATATCTTACCTTAGAAACCCTTATGGTATTGATGAACTTGAATTACGTACAGCAAGATTACAAGCAACTACTGAACTTGAAAGACTTTATAAGATTGAAAAAGGTTTGAAAGATCTTGTAGCAAAAATAGAAAAACATAATAATGGAGCTTAATTATGCCTGAATTTACGTTTACAGATGCTTTTTATAATATGATTTTAGCAGGTGAGTTAGATATTATTTCTGGATCAGATAATAATCATTATATAAAAGATCTTCATTTTGCGATTGATAATAAAAAAAGTTTTTATGATGTAAATGTTTTTCAAGGAAATAAAATAATAGCTACAATGACAGTAAAAAATTCTGAGTATAGTACTCTTCATTTATCTGGTATTGCTTTAGGACTTAGTATCAATTATGAATTTAAATCAAAACTTGATAAAACTATAGAGACAAAGAAAAATTGGTTTTCTAAGCTATTAGAAATTATCAGAAAAGAAGAATAAAATATTTTAATGGAGCTTAACTATGCAAATTGATCCTTGTCCATCAGAAGAAGATTACGAACCTATTCCTTCATTACGTGCAATCGAATGGTCAAAATTTAGTAAAAGAGTGTACAATCATATTGAATCTTACACAGTTCCACAATACGGAGATAAAGGTCATGATCAATGCTCTGAATTTAGCGAGGCTGACTTTATCACCCAGATGAAAAAATATCTAAATCGTTATGGAAAAAACTCTAGGGAAGGCCAACAGATGCTTGATCTGTTAAAGATTGCACACTATGCAGGAATGCTTTATGCAAAGTTGAGTGAGAAAGAACAAGAACTTGCTAAGATAGTTAAGCATGAAAACTAATAAGGATAAATTAATGAAAGCAACTATTGTTGTAGGAGGGCAATATGGATCTGAAGGCAAGGGTAAAACAGCCTTATACTTTGCTAAGAAACAAAATGCAGATGTAGTTGTTAGATCTGGAGGAATAAACTCTGGACATACAGTTGAAGGATTAGTTTTTAATAACTTTCCTGGAGCTTCTTTATCTGGAGCCGTTTCAATAATTTCTGCTGGAAGCTTTATTGATCCAATTAAAGTTTTGCAAGAAATTAAAAACATTCCAGGCAAAGTATTTATAGATCCAAAAGCTGTATGTATTGATAGAACAGATATAACATTTGAACTTAATAATTTTAAATCAATTTCTTCAACTTGTTCTGGTACTGGAGCAGCATTGATAAATAAATTGTTAAGAAGTAATAGAATTATATTTGCAAAAGACCTTAAAGAGCTTAAACCTTACATAGCAGATACAATAGATATCATGCATTCTGCTAAAAGATTAATAATTGAAGGAACTCAAGGATTTGGATTATCCCTTCATCATTCTCCACATTATCCATATGTAACATCTCGTGATACAACAGCTGCATCGTATCTTTCAGAAATTGGAATAAGTCCATTAACAGTAGATACAATTGTTTTAGTCTGCAGAACAAAAGCTATAAGAGTTGCTGGAAAATCTGGACCATTAGAAGAAGAAACTTCTTGGCAGGAATTAAATAAACCAGAAGAATACACTACAGTAACAAAACGAGTTAGAAGAGTAGGAGGGTTTCAATATGAACTTGTCAATAGTGCAATAAAGATTAATCAACCAACGCATCTTGTTTTAAATCATTGTGATTATATTTCATCAAAAGAGTTAAATACATTAAATGATCAATACAATTTTAATCTTTTTGGCTTTGGTTCATCAATAAAAGAGTTTGTTAAAACACCTTATGAAAAAACTAACTGAACTAGATTTACAAAATGCTCTAGACGAATGCGAATTATTGCAATTCAAATCTCATGGAGACTGGCTGGCTGGAATGATCAAAAGATTGAATGCTGCACTTGGACATATAACAGAGAAGAAAATTGTTAAAGCTTTTCCTAAGGCTGCAAAACAAACTGTAATTAAAACTGGTAATTCTGTTGAGCCAGAAGTTCCATGCAAAACTTGAAGTGATTAACTACACCTGGAGGGTGTAATAAAAATGCCTAACTTCAAAAATAACGTGTTGCAAAAACTCCAAGCCTTCTTACTTGATCGTGAAAACGAACCAACTAGAGATGCAGCCAACGTAATAATTCCTAATGGAGTTACAGCTGCCGCCACCATACAGGCAATTAAAGATTGTATTAAAATCGTTGAAGGAACTAATAATGAAATCACATCTGAAAACACTTGATCAAGCAAATATTAATGCTCCGTTGCTTCGAGAATTTCTTCATAAAAACTTAACAGAGGCTAGTATAATTTCAATTAAGGAAAAGATTAAAGTTCTCAATTATCAGATACAAGTTTTATCTAAAATAAAAGCACAGTTAATGAATAGACCAAAGAGAGAAGAAATAGCAAAAGATTTTATAATTGATCCCAGAGAGGATTTGTATAATGATTTAATAACAGCTTTAGCTCATGAAGATGGAGAATGATATTATGAACTACTGTGAAACATGCAAACACTGGAAGTTTCCACATAGAGAATATGCTTTAGACGATGCTATAATCGGAGGGGAATGCACACACGAAAAACTCTGTGAGGATTGGGGGAGTAATAGTTACAAAGTGGATGCTTTGGTATATTCTTATTCTGAAGGTGGTGATTTCTGGACTGGTCCAAAATTTGGCTGTGTACATCATGAGGAGAAAATATGAAAATCATCAAACCATCAGTAGAATTCTTTGGAGCAGTACCTACAGAATATAATGCTGCCCTTAAGTTCATTGAGATGGCAGGAAGAACTTGCTATAAGTCAGAAGACAAGATTACTGAAGATAGTGCAGAAGGGTTTGTCAAGAAGCTGATCAAGGCTGGGCATCTGGCTATGGTTGAGCATTCGAATTTTGTGGTACGAGCTAATAACAATTTCACTCCTGCATATATTGCATTAATGACAGAACAGTTAGGAAAATATATTAATGTTAAAGTATGGAAAAATTATATCTATGTAGGCGGTAGTTTAACAGCATGGGCGCAAGTAACTATGGAAATTAGATACGCTGCAGTGCTTATGCCCTTTGTAGAATTATATGGAGCATTGTTTGATCAAAGCATGCTGGCGTTGCAGTCATCTTGGGAAATTTGCCCTCATGACGAAATCCCCAAGGAACTCCACAGGTACAGCGCCAAGTTCATTTGTGATCGTGGAGTCAGTCATGAATTGGTTCGGCACAGACCATGCAGCTTTGCTCAGGAATCAACCAGGTATGTGAACTACGGCGGCAAGAACATGGAGTTTATTGAGCCAAATGGATTTGAAGCTTGGGATTGGTTTGCTCAAAGTATGTTTTGGCAATTATGCGAGAATGCAGAAGATACTTATAGACAACTTCTTGAAGAAAACCTCAAACCTCAACAAGCCCGGGCCGTCCTGCCCAATGCTCTGAAGACCGAGATCGTGGTCACAGCAGATGCTGCTGAATGGGCGCATATCAGGAAGCTACGAACATCAAAATCTGCTCATCCAGATATGCAACGAGTAATGAATATGATGCCTTGGGAAGAGTTTTTATAAAACAAAATTGCCAGAACCCACAATGTTTCGTAGGTTCTGGCTTTCTTGTTACTGCACCGTATTTGTTATGTCAAAATATCTTTTCAATATCACCTCTCGTTGCTGCTGCAATTGTCCAAGCCTTTCCCGAACATTTGTTGTCTGTTCAATCTTTTTCAACTTATTAATTACTGCCTGATTTCGATTGAGAGCACTTTGAAAATTTTCATGCAATTTCATTTGCTTGAAGCCATTCAGGTTTGAATTCAAGAAAGTTCGTTTGTCTTCAGAATTTTCAAGCTGCCTCTTGAATAGCTTTACCTCTTTTCCAATCTTACTAAATTCTTGCTCGTTGTCACTCTTCTTATAGTCAGCTCCTCTTCCCCAATGCCAATAATACAACTTACCCAGTCCTGGTATAGATTCAATTATTCTAGCATGATTAAAGTTCATTGTATCACCAGCTATATAATTATCATAAGTTTCTCCTACATCCTTAGTAGCAGAATTAAAAAATCTAAATGGGGGCATTAATTGACTAGCAATTCCACTGCCTATCCCCTCTTGACTAACTTTAGTTCTAATATATCTAGAAGCTCCACCAAGAACTAAAAAATTCTCAATTACATTATCACTAAACTTTGTTTCTTTCCCTAACATCCAATCTTTAATCTCATCCGCACCAGCATTAGCAAGCACTAATAAACTAGCCAGCTTAACCATATTAGTTATACCTTCAATAATTTGTGCTTTATTATTCTCATTATATCCGTTTTCTTGAGCATTCATATAACCATTCTTCATATTGTGCCAAGCTTCTCTACGGAAAACATCAAACTGTTGAATAGTATATGTCTTGAGCATATAAGCCACTCTACCATTTCCACCATTTAAGTATGGTGTAGGCATTGAAGATAATGCTACTGGATGAAAGTCCAACACCTTATGATACAATAACATCTTTACATTATCACTAGGATTATTTGAGAGCAAATCATTAATTACTGACTCTGAGGAAGGACCAAAAATTGGCTTAAGCTGTGTCATTAATTTTGCTCTTCCTGCATCTGAACTAGCCATTTGTTTATAGCGATCATGAGCTACGTTAATTAATGTCTCTTTGCCGATTGAATCCATTTTTTCAAGACCAACTTTTCTAAAAACCCAACTTACGGCATTGCTTAAAGTGGTTCCATCTGCAAATTCTTGAGCTATTCGATCCAAGTATAGATCTTCTTTTGTAATTTCTGATCCACCAAATAGTTTCTTAGTAGTTTTAAATTGCCCACTTGTAGCTTTTGCAGCATTTTTAATATAGTTAGCCAGTCCTTTAGGTGTCCAGACTTGAGCTACATACATCGCCCAAGCATGATCACCAATCTGAGTTACAGCTGCTAGTGGTGATCCCAATACATCAATGTAAGATGCATTCTTAAAGGCAGTAACTAAGCCAGTTGTTCCATGTTCGTTAAACCTAGCATGTAGAATTTCCTTAACCATATGTTCATGATCTTGATTTAATTCTCCTGATAAGATTTTTTCTGTTACATATGCTCCAATATTTTCAGTATAATCGCGATCCTGATATTTGTATTCATCTAAAATTTGTTCGATTTGAATTAATTCTCCAGACAAATCATCTATTGTCTTATTAGCTATAGCTGCTTCTGATGGATTAATATCGCGTGCATTTTTAGCAACCAATTCCAGTTCTCTAATTCTTGATTCTTTACGTGACCTATCTGCTTTAAGGCCAGCTATTCTCGGAGGAACTTTTCCAAAGAATTTTCTAGCTTCTATTTTTTTAGTCATGCTATAGATATAGCTCATTAATGCAGCATTACTATCCATGTAAAACTGAGCTAAATCTTTATCAACAATATCATACTTTCTTGCTTGAATGTTGCCTGGGCCTCCAATACCAAAACCAGGATTAAGAATTTTATGACTAATCAAATCTGCTGCTCTTTCTGGATAGTTACGAATAAAATTTTCTTTATCCAATCCAATCTTTGCAGCTTCCTTATCTAAAAGATTACTAAATTCTGGTTGGTTAGATATATCTTTAGTGGCTTGTAAAAATCCAGCAACATCTTTAATTATTCGTGGCCAATATTCTTCTATATAGCCAACTTTATAACCTACATCTTCAGCATTTTTATGTATTTGATCTAAAACTTTTCTAACTTCTTGCCATTCATTAATCATATTATATTTAGTGGCTAACTTTTCAATCTTAATTTTATCTGCTGATTGAGTAGCCTCATTCCAAATAAATTGATCTGCTTTACTCATTAACTTAATTTTTTCTAACAATGGATGTGCTGCTTTAAGGGCATGAGTAATTTCTTTGGCTGTTTTAATATCTATATTTCTATACTCCATTGCAAGTTGCTTATCTACATTTAACAATCTTGTATAGGATGAGCCTCCAAATTTATCTATAAACTGCTTAACTTCACTAGCCCGCATGTGAAGAGTCTTCCCAATTCTACGAACTATATTATTCTTATCTTTATATCGTTGTTGATATTCATCATCGCTAATCTTCTGAGTTGGGGCTTCACGAACCTCGAACATCGGCATACCTTCACGGAGTGCCTTAGATTTCATGCGGTTAGTGATTGGAATAGCGTTAACTATTATTGGAGATGGGAGATTTTTCCATAGCATTCCATTTGTATTTTTTTCATTACTTTCAAATGGATTTATATTAATTTGTTCAACCTTCGCATTCCCCCACTTGTTCTTATTGAACTCTGCATTAAAAGTATTCGGAATAATCTTATCATAAAATTCTTGCATACCATGAAGTCTTTTAGCTTGTTCTTCTTCAGTGCCTTGAGCATACCGATCAAACTGTTGCTGTCCAGTTGTCCATGCAATTTTATCAAAACCATTCTCAGCAGCATACCTGACCATTCGCTTCATGGCAAGGAGAGACCACTGAGTAGAGTTCTTGAATGGAGCATTGGGAACACCATAAGATTGCTTTGGATCATTATGATATTCAGCAAGTATTTGCCCCATATTAATATCTTTTACTTCTATAATTTTATCTAAAAGTTGCTTATATTCACGTACAGGTAAATAATCACCTTCTTCAGCACGAATTTTAATATTATGCTTATCTGCAAAATCTTTTATGGAATTAAATAAAGAAGTTGCATTTCCTTGATAACCTTCCTTCTTTCCTGCCTGATGCCAGTCACTTTGAATTTCTTCAAGGAAAAGAACTTTATTTCCATATGCATCAATTCGTTCATTGAATCTGATGTGAGCTAAGATGTTTGGTTCGTCCCAATGGTTTGATTTGTAATCAGCTTTTTTTGTTTGAGAATCAAGATTAGCTAAATGATTAGTTTCTTCTTCATTCATAACGTCCCAAATATTCATACCAATGACGTTATATTTTTGTGTCATTAAAGATTTAAACTCTTTAATTTTTTGTTCTATTACATTATCTTTAGTTGGTAAAGTTAATAAAAGTTCTTTATAATTCTTTCCACCTGGAAGTTGATAAGTAGAATGCTGAGTTTCTCCATTAAGATCAAAATTATGAACATCATTTATAATAGAATGTACTTCATTAGGAATATCTTCATCTTCAACAAGCTCACCATTTTCATCTAATAAAGACCAATCACCATATTCTTCTTCATAACTATACCCTAGTGGTTTTAACTCTTCATTTATTTTATTTACTATATCTTGTTCTCCCTTCACAACTTCTTCAAGCTGAACATTATTTTCCTGAACAAACTTCAACAAGTCTGCCTGACTGACTTTTCCTTCCTGCTTATCAAGCCAATCATTCACACCAACCCAATCAAGTTCATCCTGCTTAAGTCCAGGAAAGTTCTTAATCATTCCTTTCCATTGATCAGGTGTTGCTTGCTTCTGGTTAAATCCAGCAACTGCATTCTCAAGTGCTGAGTACCACTTACTTGCTACTTCTTCAGCCTGAGGAACAGTAACTTGAACAATCTGCCCATTAACTTGACGCTCATAAATCTTTCCACTTTCTACTTCACGAGCCAGCCCAGATACAGTTTGCCGACCAAAGCTAAACAATTGCTGGAAGAAGTCCATTACTCGCTGGATCACTTTACCGAAAGCAGTGCTCCGATATGCTTCTCGATTGACCATGATCTGAGCAAACATGTTCGCACGATTTTCAACCATCCTCTGCTTTGGATTTTCATGAGTACTGAGAGCAAATTCAAGTTTTCCTGCTTTGCGAAGTTTATTAAACTCTTTATTCAATGCGCTGTCATCTGCTTCTGTAATCAGCCCCAGGTTGTCAAGGACATGCTTGTTCTCATGCCAAAGAGTCTTATTGTCTGCAAAGTTTTCATCAAGTAGGATTTCATTCCCGATCGTAATGCCAAGGATACTTTGACCTTTGGACATCTGCCCAGTTTCAATTGCTAACTTAATGAAGCCTTCGCCAGCATTTTGAATACTGTTAATCTTTACGCCTTTTCCATTCTTGAACTGAACATATACTGAACCATCCTCATGTTGATTAATTGTCTGATTTGGAAAGGTTTTCTTAATGTCTTCAAGATTTACTTTACTTAATGCTTCTTGCTTTTCGGCTACTTGAAACTGTGGAACCACACCTACTTGCTGTTCATTAGTGAACCCACTCGGCAAACCTCCAGGCAAGTTTCTAGGAATCTCAGTTTCAACTGCCTGCCTATTTACTGGTGGAACATCTCCAAGACTTTCAGCAATTTGACGAAACCAAGCCTGGCGTTTATTCTGTTCAGCTAAAGATGGAACAACATTTTGCTTTGCGTCACTTTGAGTTGCTGTATCACTTTTAACATTACCTTCAATATTAGCAAGTTGTGTCTCAAAGAATTTCTTCCTCATGAATGCTTCCGTCCCAGGAGTCATTTCTTCCTGGCGAAGATTCAATTCCTTTTTAACACCTTGCCAATAATTTTCAATAATACTTCTTTCTTCAGGAGTAAAACTATTATTTATATATGTCTTTATATAATTTACATAATCTTCAATTTGTCTTAGATTATGTTCTTCTTCAGGAGTTCTTGATTTTGCTGGCTCATTTAAAGCTGATCTCTCCTGAGACTTATTTGCAATTATTTGATTTGCATAATCAGCTATAGATTTTGGTACTATTTCACTTTCTATAACCTCCGCAGATTCAGCAGCATCTTTTTCTATTCCAACCTTCTCTCCTACATTAACAGTCCCAAAAAGTTCCTCAAGATATTTCTGCCTACCATCTCTAGTAGTATATGGAGCAAAGGCCTTCTTAACCTCAGGCGTTTCTTTATCAAGTAACTCATTACGCCTTTTGTTCAATGTAATAAGTTTATCTTCAATTACTTTTCTTTCTTCTGCACTTGGTGATGTCTTAGCAGCTAATGCATAAGGATCAAACTTACTATTATATTGTTCAGAGAGAGTTGTAATCTCGTTGTCAATATTTGTAATCCTTTCATTTAGCTGGCTTGCATCAGCAATTCTTTTCTCAGTTAATTTATTTTCAATCTCTTTTGCTTGCTTCTCTTCAGGAGAAAGAGCTTCATATTCCTTCTTAGCCAGTTCTTCTTTCTTTTGGATTCCAGAATTAATCCGATCCAGGAGACTTTGATTATTTTTATTATCCTCAACAGTCTTTCTAATTAATTCAGCCGGATCAACATTTAACTCTCTTGCTTTCTGATCAAGTTTATAAGGGTCATCAAGAATTTCTTTATTCAACTTGAGGGCATCATTTAAAGTTTGGATGCTTTGACCAAGTTCATCTTCTTTCAGATTGAGAATGTTTGCTGCTCGCCTGTCAAGCTCAATCTCTGCATCAGTCTTTCCAGGTCCAGGATCTTTTGCTTGCGCGGAGAAGCCCGCATTAACTACTGCACCAGCACCACCACCAATCGCACCAGCAGCCATACTCTCAATAATACGTTCAACATTATCAGCAGTCAACAGCTTCTCATCTGTATTCGCTACAATATTAAGAACACTCAGCAATTCTTGCCCACCTTCTTGCAGAGCTTCTTGAGGAATATTTGTAAGCAACTCTTTTGCTGATTTCTTAACAGTTCCAGTTGCTCCCTTACTTAGGGCATCAACAAAAGTATCAACTAACTTACTGTTACCACCAGCAAATTCTAATGAGGTTGCCAGAGCCCCAAACAGCAAGGCAGTCTCAGGAGCATCAATACCTTTTTCCTGTAACAACTCCGCATACATTCCACCAGATTCTAATGGCATAACTGATCCGGCAATACCAACTTTGCCCCCAAACTTCTTCAGGGTTTGGCCAGTAAGTTGCTTCCTTACCTGATCTTCGGTTAAGTCACCAATTCCACTTTTAATTGCCTTCTTGACCGCTTCATCAATTCCTTTTTTAAGAATTGTTCTACCTGCCAAACCTCCGGCAACAGTACCTGGACCAGGAGCTACAACAGATCCTATACCAGCACCGATCGCAGCTTCAGCCATACTTGGAACAAGTTCACCTAAGGTTCCTTGTGCCCAGTCAATAGCACCACCAATTCCTGCTTTACCAAAAGCTACTTCTTTAAATGAATGCTTTTTAGGATACTGTTTGGCTTCTTCAATATTTCTGTTATAGCCCTCCATGCCAAAGTCTTGCACAGCCTGACCAGCAGATTCAATCCCAAGCTTTTTCAATCCTGATCCTGCAAGAGCAGTAGCACCATATGCAGATGCTTGAAGATTCTGAAGGCCTCTCTGGACTCCAGGAATAAAATCAGAATCAGTTGAAGCAGGTGTTGGAGCAGAGCTTTTTACTGACTCGACAGCACCAAACATCTTGTCAAATTCGTCTGGTTCATCTTCATTACTAACTCCAAACATCTTATCAAAATCATCCATCATATTTCTCCATTAGCGATTTTCTGAAGAATAACTTCTCTAGTAATGTTTGGATTAGATTTAATCAATGCATTAATCTTAGTTCTTTGTTCAGGAGTAACTTGTGGTGTAGTAGTTGCTGTTGGCATATTATCAACATATCCTGTGCCTTCAGCATTTGGCATTTTAATTACTTGTCTCTTGGTCATCCCAGTAGGATCATTTGGATCTGGTTCTTCAATTACCAAGGGCTTTAATGGATTTTCATTAATTGGAGGATTTTGCAATACCTCTCCCTGAATATCTCGCAATTTATTTTCTGCAATAACTTCCTGCTCATCTATCCGATTCTTATCTGCATCAAGAGAAAGTTGATCCCTTGCAATCTGATTACGATCTAAAGTAGAAAGAAAATTTGCACGATTAACCTCTTGTTCTGCTTCAGCATTTTCTATTTGTGAATCAGCCCTATCTTTTCTACTTTGAATACCTCTTACAAACAATCCACCCATACTATCATCACTAGGCTCTTCTGTAGTTATTGGATTTACTCCAAAGAATCTACCACGAAGAGTATCTCTTCTTGCTGCTTGCTGATTAAAATAATCATCCCAAGTAGGTTGCTGCTTATCTGCTTGCTGATTTATATTTCGTAAATTAATCTTACCCTTGGCGCCTTTATACGAAAGAGTATTTTCACCAATATCATAAGTAGTTGTATCGCCATCAGTTGATACAGTCATTTTACCTAACTCTGCATCTCTTTGGACATTAGGAGTTTCATTTATTTTAGGACTTTCAGTTTGTAAAGTATTTACTGATGGTAACACATTTCTTTCAACTATTCTCGTTCCTTGACCAACTCTATCAGGATGAGAATTAATAAATTTTAAATTGTTTTTTTCATTAGTAGAAGCTTCTGCACTAAAAGCTTTTGTAGGATCATTAATACTTTTTCTATATTCTGCTGTATTTTTTAAATTATCAATTGCATTAATTATACGAGGAGTTTGATTCAGCGTTATTGGCTTACCCTCTTCATTATATGTACTCATAGGATTACTTCTATTAAGCCAGGGGGCTGATTTTAACTTTCTTTTCTTTTCTTCTTTAATTTGATTCAAAGCCATTTTAGCCTCGCAGATTAATTTTTATTATACAAATGAATTGAGAGATGAAGAAACAACACTGTTCAAAGATGATAAGGCAGCTTGTGCCGTCTTTGCAAAAACATCTGCCGCGGCAGCAAGTGCTTGAACATCAACTTGACTATTCTGAGTAGAATTATCTCTTCTATGTTTGTAAACATCAATCCCAGCATCTAGTTCAGCAAGTTTTGATTGCAATACCATCTGGTCACGATTCTGTCTTGCTCTATACCAATCTGCAGCAGCACTCATCATCTTAGCTTTGATATCTGTATTCAATGCTGCAATTCTTGCAGCAGCATCTGGAGCTACTGCCAGCGCTCTAATATAATCTATTGCTGCCTGCATTGCTGCCAGTCTAGATTCAATAGCCTTACCAATGGCAAATTTAATAGTTTCGATGGCTATCTCAATTTGTTTTACAGCAACTGTAGTTGTAGCAACACCTATTCTGCCTGCCTGTTCAAAGGATGCTTGGTTAAGATCATAAATCATTGGACCCTGGACAAGTGAGAATCCTCTCGCAGCATACCCAGCAGCTATACCATTAAAAACTCTTTGTCCATCCCTAATAATTCTATCTCTTTCGCGCTGAATTATTTGATCCTCAAGTGCTGCCGGAATTCCTGTTCCACCATTAGTAATCGTGTTTACTAACCAATTAGTAGCTTCATCAAATGCGTCACTTGCTAAAGGATAATAAGTAGTAAAAAAGTTTGCTAGTTGTCCAGATAAGAGTGCAATTAATGCATCACGTTCTGCTTCATAATTATATGTTGAATCATCTGCTACTGGTATTTCTGGCTCTACTGCTTCAACAGTAAATCCTGTAGCCGTTGTGGGTGGTGTAAGATAAAAACCTGAATTACTGTTAATAAGATCTTCTGCTGCATCTTGTGCAGACGTAGTTGCATTGGTCGCAGTAACTAATGCATTCGCAATGATTGTATTTATAGTTTCTTCAGCAGTAGCCATTAAAGCCTCCTGTTTAATTGCATGATTTCAAGTATAATATTTTCAAGATCAAAATTATAGCCATTATTAGTAAGTATAAGATTCCAATAATATCCAGAAAGTTCACTTCCCATATTAACACGTTGCTTTGTCATTGTAGTACTTGATTCTTTCATTTCAAATGTACGAGTCTGTCCATCAGCTTCAACTGTTAATGAAAGTTTTCCACTTGAACTTATTCCTAAATAAGCAGAAGTAACTCTCTTCTTATAAATTGAGCCTAAATCAGATTTCCCAAAATCAATCAGTGTATCTATTTCAATTCCATTATCAGTGCTTCCAGTCAATTCATAAACACCATCTTTTGCTACACCATAGTTTTTACCTTCATATGAATAGAAAGAAAGGTACCCATAATTATCATATTGACTGATTGCATTAGTATCTATATTAACTACCCATACACGAGCAGTATTATCAAGTGCAACAACATTATCAAGTGCAGCAGCCTCACCAGATGTAGCAATAAATACATCATCTGTTATTATAGAAGTATCTAGCGAAGCAAGAAATGATCCAATAACTGTAAAGGTATCGGTCATCTGCATTGAAGCCAACAGTTGAGAGATGTATATATTACTTCCAGTAATGGTATCAACTATCTGACCAGAATTGTCAAGCACGACGACAAAGACTGGCCGTCGACCAAAGGCATCCAAAGTGTAACAAAAACTGTAAAGTTTGCGCTCGAATGGAGTTGCATCGTAAATACCTGAAGAGACAAGCGCGGGAAACTCTACTTCTCCTTCTCCATATTCTCCTTCTCCCCCCTTGGCAATCATGGCTGGAAATTCAGTAGAACCATCAAGATATGAGATAGTACCAAGTATACCTGAAGAAACCATCCTGGGAAGAGTGGCATACCCATAATTTGTCAGTGTAGGGACATACAACCCTCCTTCAGCGTAAGCCTCAAGTGCTGGGAAATCGGCATAACCTGACCCATAACTTATGATATATCCACCGAATCCTGCTAGTGCGGGGAATGTTGCATAGCCGTAATTACTTGACGCGGTAGCAACCATCTCACCAGTGCCTGACATTGTTACGCTGGCTGATTGAATATTAGAGAGTATCAAGGAGCCAACCCCTGACATGGCTACTTTGTAATCAACTATTCTCAGTGTACCATAACCTATCATCAGACGCTCCCATACTGGACTTCACCAGTTTTGAAGACTGCGGAGATTATCTTGTCTCCTGCCGTATAAAGATAGCCATAGGCATAGAGTGGAATAAGCAGAGACTTTGCCGGAACAGTGCTAGTATACACTACTGAAGATGTTCCGGTGATCGCCATGTAAACAATCGTATTCGATGACTGCCGGTATATCCTCAATTCAGACAATGCCGTCTGAGTGGCGTATAGAATCTTCACCATTGCTCCGTTCTCGTAAACCCTGACCCCGGACGAATCACAGATTATGCCGTGGGTAAACCGTGCTACTCCTGCCCCCTCCATCCCCTTATTGGCAATAGTGATACATGCACTCGTTACCCCGGACGCTGCCGTGTATTTAATGAATTTCCCAGCCGCCAACGGGTCAATTGACCTTGCCCAAGAGTTCCACCCGCTATTAGTCAATTTCAGAATCTCGGTATAGGTAAGCGGAGTAGTCGATCCAGTTGTCGCGTCCTGCGCTGGCATAACTGTCTCGACGGTGTAGGAGACGTTTGTTGTCGTCTGATCTCCGGTCAGCGCCGTGCCATCGTTGTACGTGCCTGACGACGTAGTGATTAACGGCTGCGATTCATACCCATCAGATGGGGTTAAGTCAAATAGCCCTCCCCATGAGTCCCCACCTTCTGCCCCTTCCGGCCCGTCCGTGCCATCTCCATATATCCAGGTTGATCTGTCTTCCTGAAGGATTACCTCCATGAGCGCATCATACGATTCCTGATTGAATGTTCCGGCAGATGTGGAAAGTGTTTGCGCTGGTTTTGTCGCTGTATATCCGACAAAATAATACAGACCGTATCCTGCGAACCCAAACCAGAAAGCCAGGTAATTTCCGTCAGGGTACGTATATTTCGCAACCCCTAGTTCGTTCTTTCCGTTGTACCAAACAATCTGGTGGTGGTACGTCCTCGCAACCACATCGCTCTCTGTATTATCCCAGTCATTAGGATACAGAGAGCGCATCATATCGTTTTCCTGCACCGCCGTTGACAGGTAGATACCTTTTGCGCTGCCAGTTGGCGTGTCACCGACAAACCCATCAGGATAGTACAGACCAAAATCAGTTAAGGCAGGATTGACCTGCAACCTTCCTTCCTCGTCTATCCATCGCCCATCTTCCAATTGAGTCCATCCGGGGGGG